CTGTACTGTCATTAGTTGGTCGACAAAGAAATTTTCTCTAATTGCTTTTCTTCTTTGATCTTCCATTTGCAAACCTAAAGGTTGGTTGCTACCAATATTTAATGGTTCAATTCTTTCTCTAGTTCCAGATCTATAGAAATTTAATCCACCAGGAACAGTTCTAATTGGTAAAATAAAACCATCATCAGGAACCATTAAAGGTGGGTCAATTTGTTTTTGAGCTGCTTTGATTGAAACTTTAGACATTGTGTTCAACATCTTAGTATCAGGTAAAGCATTCATCGCTGGCGATCTGCCATACACTTCATTTGAAGAAGATTTTAAATATCTTGGAACGACATAAGGAAATTCTTTAAATCCACTTTCTCTTAACAATGTACTTGTTTTTTCGTGAACATGGCAAGATACCCAATCCATATTTTTACTATTGTCATATCCCATCTTAACTTCATTAGGATAAACTGAATGTAATATAACAGCATCATCATAAGGTGCTTTTTCAATGTCTGTTATTATAGATCTTGGTAATTGCGCATCTGGATACATTAATGGAATGTTTTTATTTTTAATATGAAATCTTCTAGTTAAGCTATCCACTAATCCTTTTTCATTTTCAGTAATAAATATTTCTGAAATGTGAATTGTTTTAAATCTTAAATCATCTTTAGGGTCATCCGTAATAAACATTGCAGACGTACCAAACGCTAATAGTTCGTGGTATAATTCAAATATTTCTTGTTGGAAGTTTGATCTAGCAAAGACTTGCTGCATAACTTTTGCACAGCTTTCTAACCATTCGTTAGCTTCGTCATCTTGACTTATAATTTCATTTCTAAATTTTAATATAAACCATGGGGAAACAGTATTAGTTAGCATACCATTTAAACTAGCTGATAATAATTCTAATGCGTGTGTGGCTGTGCCATCATAAACTTGGTCGTGCCTTTTATCGCCTTTTGTATGTTTAATAGTTATGTTTGCTTTTCTTGGTAAGAAATAATCAGCAATATCTTGCCAATGATCTTCCCAAGTAACCCTTTGTGCTTTGAGAGTTTTATATCTCTCAATAACCATTTTTGCTTTTGGTTCTACTGCCATCTATCCTCCGAGTAATGATTTCTTAGTTGTTGTTAATGCGTTGTCGCCTAAACCTTTTGCGCCAGTTAAAATTGTTGATGATCTACCTTTACCTCTTGCTAATTCCATAGCACTTGTTGATGTTGCTTGTGATACTTCAGCTTTAGTTGGAGCTGGCGTATAAACTGGTGCGGGTGCTGGTTTTGGTAATATTTTTCTTGCTACTCCTCCCATATTATCCTCCTAATAAAGTTTTCTTTGTTGATGTTTCATCATCTTCTAAACCTTTAGCTGATGTTAAAATAGTAGATGCTCTTCCCGTTCTCGCAGCTCTTATTTTTCTTTCCTTTTCTGCTATGGCTGCTTTTCTATCCGCATCTTCGTAAGAAGGTGGGTCAGGCATAGGTGCTGGTGCTGGCGGTAAAGCCGGCATCGATACTTTTGGCATTAAAAATCCCATATTATATTTCTCCGTGTATTAAGTAATCATTGACAGCGGTTTTCTGCGCTGCAACTTTTTCTCTTGGTAGTTCGGTTATTGCTAAAGCCATGTATCTTGCGCTATCGCAAGCATGACTAGACCAATCCTTAACTGGTTTATTACTAAACATCTTCATCTTTTCGTTATACTTACGATGATGATGTCGTAAAGCATTAATTAATGGTTTTGTACTTTCTATATCAAACCAGCATTTCGGCAGAACCATTTTTAAACTGTGGATACCATCTTCTAAAGGTATCTTAGGTAAGATTTTAAACCTTACTCCAAGCTGGTAAGCAACTTCCCTTCTGGTTTTACCAGAGGAAAATTCGGTAACTTCTATGTCATGGGGAGCAAAATGTTCTCCATAAACATAATCTTTATCTTTTATCATTTGAACGTAATGTGGCAACCCCTCTCGATTATTTTCATAATAATCAATAACCATTATTTGATTTCCTAATTGTTGAAAAAAAATAATAGCCGTGCTGTCATCTACGCCAATATCCCAAGCGGTATTAACCACTAACGCTGGATCGTAACCCACTCTGGTTAATTGCTTTTTCTCTTCTAAATTCTTAATAATTTCTCCATAGATTGCACCTTCAATGTTTGCAATCCAATCGCATTCAAACTCTTGCTTATACTTTGATTCTCCCATTTGAGCTTTTGCCGCATCCAGCTCTTCCTGGTCGATAACTTTAGTCTCACTTGCTTTAGCCGTATAAGCTAACCATTTATCATCTGATAAAGCGTGCTGGTATAATTCATAAAAAATATTACTCATACCCGCTGGGGTTCCTATAAAATAACAAAACCCCTTCCTATCAGATAACGCTGGTCTAATAATTTCGTTCCATAACCTCGGATCTATTTGCGCTACCTCATCTATGCAAACTCCGTCAAGGAATAATCCCCTTAGTGAATCTGGCTGTTCAGAAGATAACAAGGTTATTCTGCTGCCATTCGGCAAATCACATCTAAGTTCCGTTTCGTGAAACTTAACCCCTGGTATTCCTCCCGCAAACATCTTCATATAATCCCAAGCGATACTTTTAGCTTGCTTATAAGTAGGTGCTATATATGCGAACCTAGGGTTTTTAAGTTTGTTTGTAAGTGCAGCTTTTATTAAATGATTAATAATTGCCACACTTTTGCCAAACCTACGATGGCACGATAATACCGCAAACCTATATCGATCTAATTCCTTATGCAGTTTTGCCTGTAAGGGTCTTGGGGTATAGGGTATCTTAACGTGCATTATAAAATCGCTAATATTACTATTAAAGCTGCAACACCTATAACCACTTTTTTGTGATCTCTCCAATAATGTTTAGCTTCATGAATAAGTAAATTTATATCCATTATCCCTCCTTAGTGAATTGTTGGTAAATCAAACATCTCATGTATTGATTTATAGTCTATGCCGCTATTCTTCATTAATCTTTTTAAAAATTTGTTAGCATGGGTTTTATCCTCAAATCCGTTTAGGTGGATTATTAATCCCCCCGTCTCCTCTGCGGTAAATACCATTGCTGTTATTAATTTGTTTTTTATATCCATTTTAATCCTAATATTCTGCACAAGCATTTTGCACAGAAGTAAATTTTATTTTCCACTATATCCGCTTTATTTTTACATTTTGAGCATTTAGGTCTAGTCATAGTGTTTGTGTGTGTTTGTGTCTTCGTTTTTGGTGTATATGGGGGTCTTGCAAACTGAAAACTAACTTTTTTTCTACGTTTTTAATGGGTCGTAGGTACAATACCTACAGACTATCCATATACATCAATACTTATTCAATAATTTTAGAGTGGTCCAAGTGTAATCCGGTATAGCTCACACTACCAGAACTGCATAACGCGGGTGCGAGAGCGTGCCACTCGCATACAGATACGAACAATCCCACTCCAACCAGGTAGCTCAACCAATATGATAGGCAATAAAAAACCCCAGCAAGCGTTAAACTCAACTGGGGTTAATTATCTTTTAATTAATTGTTGCTTGTTCTCTATCTTCTTTGGCTTGTATTACTCTATCGTTAGCAGTATCAAGCAATATAGTATTTAATTCTTCTTTGGTAAATTTCATACCTCTTGCATCAACCATACGAGAAATACACTCACGAAGAACAATGCTAACAATCCAACTAAATTCGTAATTCATTGATTTAATTGTTTTATATTCTTTGCTATTTTCAATAGACATCATCATAGTATCTAATTTTTTCCAAACTAGATCCATTGATTTATCCAGAGCTTTTTCTCGTTGTTTCTTTGTTGCTTTACTCATTGAGACACCTCCACTCTATCAGTAGAGATATTAAAGTTATAAGCGAAAGGAAATTCGTTTTTTAAAACTTTTTTAGTTTCAGCAAACTTTCCAAGCTCAGCAACCTTTTCTATTTTAACTGCGCCAGTAGTATAAAACAAATCAACAAGAGCAGTTACCTTATATTGTACTTTTAGTTTTTTCATAAGTACCTCCAATGATTTGCTTATTTCATATCATTGCTCTTTTGTCAACTATCAATATGGATATATGTCAACTATTTATTTGATAGCTCTTGTATAGGTGTTTTAGGTACTTCTTCCACAATTTTTTCAGCTTGAATAAGATTGTTCTCATTTTCAGGAATATCCCATTGAATGATTAATTTTGAATCTTGCTTAACTTCTTGCTTAATTTTATCGCCAAACGTATTATTGGCTAATTTAGATGCTAACCACCTGGATTGAGCTAGTTTTTCTCTAACCCACATCATATGCTGATTATCCTGGGGTGTTTCCAATTCTTCGTTTATTTTGTCAATAATGGTAAAGCAACCAGTTTCTCTTGCTTGTCTGATCTTATTCTGTAATTTCTCGTCATTTCTCATATATCTATAAAATACAGATAAAGATGGCATTGATTTATCTTTTGTAATTTTTGTAAGGGGTTCCCCTAATTCAATTCGTTCAATTATTTTACTGATGGTTTCTTCCGATATGAGACTTCGTTTATTTTGCTTTTGATCCATTGTTGTACTTCTTCTTCAGTTTTATTCTTTAAAAATTTTAAATTCCTTAATGCTTTTATTCTGCCTTCAAGTGATGTTGGTCCAGTTGAAAACCCTCCGTGAAACTTGCAGCGATACTTACCTGAAGTTTTTTGAAAATAACCTTTGCAGAGACATTGTTTTGTAAACTTGCTTCCTCTTGTATAACTCTCGCATTGTATTTTTTTTAAGGGTCTACCAACCACAGTATATAGTTCC